AGAGTAGTAAGTTTCTTTATGGTCAAGCACCACCCACAAACTATTGCTTACGATAAGCCGTACAAAGTCATTCTTTTGATAACCCGTCCAGACTTCCGCTGATGCGCTATCTTGAACCATTAGTTTATATGTTGATGTTGCATCAGCATCTGCAACGATAGTTATGATACAAGTTGACATTCCCACCGCAGCTACCGCTGGTAGCGTAATCGTTCTTGTAGAAGCAGCCGCGTTAGTCGTAATAACTAATTCAGACTTGCCAGAAACATCTCCAGTGACAATGGTGTAGTCGGCAGTCTTGCGTAGGATGTTGGATGATCCTGATGTGATTGCGGTTCCGCCAACAGTTAAGGCAGACGCATCCGTAACAGCAAGCGTCTTGCCAGTAGGTATTGTGATGCTCGTCCCTGACTGAGTATCGATAGTGTTTACTTTTAGTGTGCTTGCCATGATTTATAGCCTCAGAAGATTGTGATGTCGCCAGCGACAGTCCAATCCGCCGTTACTGTTATGGGTCCGATTAACCCTTGGTTGTTAGCGTTAACCGCTGTGGTGAGATTGCTTGTGATCGATGCGTAGTTCTCGAAGTAATTGCCTTCAGTGCCGATCACAGGGTTAGCCGTTGACACCTCAGTGACCGACTTCAGCCCCAGCCACACCACCTCGACCGCATCACCAACCGTCAGCCCCGCAGTGAATACCAGCGTCGTGCCTATGGAATAAGCGTCAGTATGTTGACGCAAACCATTCACGGTCACTATCGCCCCAGCCGCATTGACAGCCGTTTCAGGAAGTGCGCCCGATGCAGGGAATGTGGTCTGCGCTGCTGTTGCTACATACGCGACAGACGGGAATCTATTCTGGGTTACTGCGTTGCCTATGAGTGCCATGCTAACTCCACCCTAGCGAGACTGCTTGTACTCGCGTTTCTTTTGTTGCGCTCTGATTTAACGTCTTGATGCGATACCTCATTGCGGTGCCTGATGTGCTAGTCAAGGCTATGTCGTGCGCTGAAACAATAAGATGGGTTCCTGTGGTGCCTTGAGCGACGAGGGTTGTGGATGTCCAAGTGCTACCATTGTCTGCGCTGAACTCAGCAGTCAGATCAGAATTCAATGTGGCAGTGCCAGCACCATTGGTATAAGTCATCACAATGTCACCTTTGGTTGGTGCGCTTTCTGCTGTAGTGGAATTAGAAACCAAGGTCATGTCGTTGTACTCTGGTCCAAAAGAATCTGCGACCCAACGAACAACAGCGATTCCAGAACCACCGGAACCACCCGCACCCCCGGCACCTCCGCCTGTATTGACAGTCCCGGCCACACCACCAGCACCGCCGCCCCCATTACCGCCAGCCCCGTTAGAACCCGTCCATTTTTGCCCTCCACCGCCTCCTGCGTAGAAAACACCAGAACCAGTTCTTAAACTATTTGACAAGCCAACACCGCCTGCCCCACCATTTGGCGAAACCGCATTAGCGCCAACTGCACCAGCACCGCCTCCGCCACCCGCACCGTGGTTAACACCCGATCCACCAGCATTACCTTGCCCTACCGTTCCTGCTGCACCGGCACCGGAATAACCATCACCGCCACCACCAGAACCTCCAGTGTGTGCGCCTATGGTGCCGGGACCAACACCACCCTGTCCACCACCTACTGCTGTTAATGAAAAAGCTGTAGTGTCGTCTCCGTCATTAATCACTCCTCCCCCGTTATCGCCAACACCACCAGCACCCACTACAATGGGATATGTTTGCACGGAAACGGATAATCCCGTTGCTGTTAATAGACCACCCGCTCCACCTCCACCGGGGATTGCGCTGTAACCACCCGCGCCACCACCAGCAACAAGCAAATAATCAACTGTTCCAGACTTTTCAAAAACAAGATTAGTGGTTCCTGACAGGAACGAGCGCACAACATAATCCGTCCCACCGTCCGTATAAGTGGTTTCAGTCCCGCCAACTGGCAGGCCTACTGCACCGGAAAAAAAGCCAGCCGTGTTATAAATTTCATTTGCAGAAGTAGAAAGATCAACGCCAGTTTGATCGGTAAATGCGTCTTCCGTTTGATCGACCAGATTGTATTTCGCCAATGAGCCATTAGAGGCAACCTTAAAGCCCAACAGCGCAATGTCATCCTCCAACCCCGCAGTATCAATGGCACCCGCTTCAATGTTCGTTGATCTGATCTTTGTCATGTCAGTGCATCCACCTCGTCATCACTCAAGCCCAAGGCTTTTAATTTGTCCCGTGCTGATTGTCGTGCTTCGGCTGCTGCTACTTGTTCTGCTGTAGGCTCTGGGGGAGTAGGCTCAACGAAATGGAACGAACCATCATATGTGCTGCCGATACGAGCGTTATCAGTTGCTTCGACCACCTCACAACCCTCTGGGGTGAACCTAGTTTCACCATCGTAAACCACCAGATTTTCCACCACACCATCCCGAATAATTGCGTAATTAGCCATTGTCATTTGTATTCCCACACGATTACGATTCCCACAGAGGCGGCCCCTCCGTGATAAGAGGCATGTGCCCCATGACCACCCGCACCACCAGCCCCATAACCTGTCGCTGGATATGTTGCACTGCTTCCAATGCCGTCGTAATTAGGGTTCATGCCGCCAAGACCAAGCACACTGTCACCACCTTGGTCACCATAACTATAGGACTGCCCTCCGTTTTGACCATTGACAAGCATAAACGCTCCACTTGCCGTAGCTGTACCACCAAGGCCACCATCACCATGCCCCACACCATATTGGCCGGGTAGACCACCAGTGCAAGATATAGTGTGTCCCGTACAGGTGAATGAGGAAGTTCCTCCAGTGCCGCCACTTGATGGATCACCGCCAGCCCCAGCGGACCCAACAACAATATCTGCATTTACAATAGATGAAACATCGATAAACTTTTTCGCGTAGGCCCCACTGCCGCCATTACCACCCCACGCAGTCCCATTCCCAGAAGAACCACCACCTCCGCCGGCCTGAACTTCTACGATAATCTTTGTTACCCCAGTGGGTTTCACCCAAGATGCAGTACCAGTTGCTGGTGTAGAGATTGAAAGAAATCCAGAAGCAGCAATAGCACCCCAAGTATTGTTTCCTTGAAGATAAGTTCCTGCCTCCGCTGTTCCTGTTGCTGATAGTTCTGCAATGCCAATAGAGTCATCTGCCATCGCCGCCGCTGTCACAGCATCCGCTCCGATCTTTGCGGATGTTACTGCACCCGATCCGATCTTTGCCGCTGTCACTGCGCCGCCGCCGATCTTGCCTTCGGTGACTGACCCGTCCATTGGGATGTTATCCATGGCACCGACGTTGACGATGCCCTGCACCTCAAGTTCGTCACCGCTGACCAATGCCACACCGACGAGCGTGAGGTTTGCACCGGACAGGGTTATGGAACTGTCCTGCTGAACCACACCGTTGATCGTCACTCGTAGCGTGTTCTCTGATGCGGGAGTCCAACCCAACGCAAACGGACCCGACCCCGTTGTCGAGGTCGCAAACGTGATGCGTTTGATGTCTGTGCTTTTTGAAACAGCACTACCTATGTATGGCATCAGGTTTGCTCCAGCACGCTCAGTGCAACATCAACCGAGGCTGCTGTGTCACTTGAAATTTTGATGATGTCTCCGGCTTGCATGACGATCTTGCCTTCAACGATTTCCAGGCTTGAGCCGTGAGGCACCGGCACACTCTTAATCAGGTAAACGTCATCACCGTTCTCGCCGCTAACCGCCGCAGTCACAATCTGCACATTGGCTTTAACTTGCGCCGATGCGTGAATGTTTGCCAGTAGACAACCGATGATGATTGTCGTCGTGCTTGGTGATGTTGGCACGGTGTATATCGTGGTGAGTGTCGTCCCGACACCTGTGTCGGTCTTCAATTTGAAAACATTGGCCATTTGATTATCCCAGTGCTAGTGCGAGTGCCGCCGCGCTTGGGTCGGTCTCAGTGGTTATTCCAGGCGCGATCTCTGTCCACGCTGACCCGGTATAAAAGTTAAGTTTATTTAGAGATGTGTTGTACCAAAGGTCGCCAGCCCCAGGTGACCCAGGAGTACTACCCGCGATTGTGTATGTGCTTGCAAACGAATTGATGTTGGTCAGGTTGGTCGCGCAGGTATTTATGTTGGCAATCGATCCCGAACAATTATCCATTGCAGTGACGTTGGCGGCGGTTCCCAAGGTGTTCATATCAACAACCACATCTGCCGTACCCAAGGTATTCATATCGCTGACCACGTCTGCCGTACCTAGGGTGTTCATATCTGTGACCACGTCGGCTGTCGCTAAAATATTCATGTCACTGACAACGTCTGCCGTGCCGAGGGTATTCATATCGCTGACCACATCGGCCGTGCCGAGTATTCCCATGTCAGTGATCACACTAGCAACACCCAGCAATCCAATCTCTGTGGCCTTGCCGGCGGTTGCCGTCACATCACTGGAAATCCCAGCGACAGTCGTTACGTTCGCCTGGATCCCGCTGACAGTGTTGATGTGACCCTGGTCTGTGGTCGTTGGTGTCGTTCTGTTCCAGGTTGTACCACCCAGGTCGTACACCATCATCACGTTATTTGTGGTGTTGAAATACAGCGCACCATCAACTAACGCATCACCGTCATTGTCTAGCGTTGGATCACTTCCAGATTTTGCGCCCAGGTAGCGATCGTCGAAATTGTCATACGATGCCGCTGCCGCCGTTGCAGATGTCGATGCGGCTGATGCCGATGCGGCACTAGCAGTCGCTTGAGTCGTCGAAGTCCCAGCCTGGGTCGTCGCAATTACCGCTTGTGCTGTTGATATTACCGCTTGGGCCGTTGCAGTCGTGGCACTCGCGGCAGCGGCAGTCGCGCTCGTTGCTGCTGCTGTACTCGATGTCGTTGCTGATGCGGCATCGACCAGTAAATCCCACTTGGCGACATCGGCGTTGCTCGATATTGGTTGTGCGCCAGAACTGGTGTGGAGCGTGTTTGCTATATAGATGTTGTTGTTTGAGGTGTCCTTGACTAGGTCACGAACTGAATAAACAGTCGCTGTGCCCCAATTCCCAGTGAAGGTGCCTATCTCCTGGGTGGCAACCATGTTGCCGGCCCCATCAAAACCAAAGATCTTATTGGCCCTGGTGGCCGCGGTTGCCGAAACTTCGACGGTGCCGACATCGGTCACCGTAGTAGCAAATTTGACCGATCGACCAACGGCTTCGTCAATCTCTTGCTCGATGAAAGTCAGCCGATCAAGGGCTGTTTCCATGACCTCCGCATCGAACTTGTCATAGTTCGCCAGGTCAGTGGATTGGGTGCGCGCCAGGATCCGTTCGATGACGACCTTTTTGGTGTTTGCCGGTATGTTGCCGGCAGTAAACACAACATTCCCGCCACTAGTTACACCGGCGTTGGTGACGGTGTAGTGGGTGGTCAAGGTCTTGACGGCCCCGTCAACATAGACCTTGAGGTCCGCATCAGCAAAGATTTTGAAGGTATAGGCAAACGTCGTGAGTACGCCGTTGCCTGTATATGAAACCTTGTTTGTAGTGGTTGAAACTGTCACGCAGTTATCCTCATGTTAATTCTAAGCGGGGCTCGTAATTTGGTTGCGGGTTTAGAACCCCAACGGCCCAGATGGCATGGGTGGAATGATAGGAATGTCCCCCCTCCTCATTGCATCTTCCGCGGCATCCCGTCCGATCATTTGTCCCATCTGGAACTGTCGTTTTCGCATTACACGATCTTGGAGATCTTGGTTGGCCTTGAGCAACTCAATCCACCCAGCGGAATCAAAAGTGCTGGTGACTTGCTTGAGCATCTTGACGCGTGCGAAATCCGTAGGCATAGATACATACGCCTCGCCCATTGCACCTTTCCCGTTCAACAAGACCTCTTCCAGCAATTCACGGTACGTGTACCATTTTGAATCGCCAGGGGAAGTGGGCGGCATATCTTCAGAAGGCAACCAGATGTTCCCATCCGCGGTCATCTTGACCTGGGCCCTGGCAAGCAACGCGTAATCTGAATGTTCGTTTGACGTTAGGCGGACACCCTGTTTCGTCGGGGCGATTATCTTGATGGGTTGCTCTCCCGTATTCTCCATCAAAGTAGCAAGTTCAATGTCCCACGGTGTCTGCTCAATCGCTTCCTTTTCCCACAGGTATTGACCATGAGTCTTCGCGACCCCATAGACATCACGCTTTAAGCCAAGGTCCTCAGATAAATAAGGGGTAGCGTTTTTCAACTCTTCAACAAAGGTGTTCACCTCTCGTTGATAAGGGTCCTGCCATTTGCGTAAATCCCTTCGCGCACCAGATGCACTAAGTAACACATTCGCAAGTTGCCCAAAATACCGATCAACCTGATCAACCTTGTCTGTATGTGCCGCACGAGTGAAGTTGTGCAGACCCATCATCCAACTCTTATTCAACGTGTTCTCAGACATCGCAAACGTAGTTGCCCAGATTGCGTCATCATATTTTCCCCACCACGGATCATTGGGATCGAGATCAGCATTGATCTTGCCGGCATGAATAATGTCCACAATAGGACCAACCATTAGTGACAGTGGTTCCATTCGGTCCCAGCGGCGAGCCCCAATGATCTTCCCGTTTTCATCAAGCGTAAGTAAGGAACGTGCACGCCAACCCGTGGACTCCAATGCCGCCCTTTCATTCTTGTCCCGTGGACCGGATCCGGTGATCCTATCGTTGAGTGCCAGGTACGCGACATAACTCGTAATGGCTGATCCGGTGATAAATCGTGCACGAGATAGTGCGGCGTGTTCAACCGCGCCTGGCTCATAAATGTCATTCCCTTTTCCATCCTTACCAATGGGTTTCGGGAAAAACCTTTCCCGGTATTTCTTGGCAAAGAACCTCAATCCACCATAGGATCCCACTACTCCCTCACCTAACCCTACTTTCATCAAATTAGTCGGTGTTCGCATAAATGGCACGAGAAGTTTTGCACCGCCGTGCTTGTTGATAGCACGTTGGACACCCTGGCCAAACTCACCCAGATCATTCTGGAACACATTGTATCGAGCATGAGCAATCATGCGCTCCCGAACATCCCTTGATGGATTGTTTAGATAGTTATCCATCCGTTTAAGTGTTGCGGCCTCGGATAAACCCTCGCGCTCGGCATCCATTACCGCATGACGGTACGCAAGTTGCGCCCACTTCCCACGCTCCCCCTGGACCTTGAACCACGCATCCATTGGGCCAATGACCCGTTCCATTGGGGCGCGTGCATAATGACCAAGACCATTCCAGATGTGCCCAAACCAACTTTTTGAATTCAGCCCTTGTGCACTTAATGCCTTGGGGCCTGTATCAAACTTAGCCACTTGCCCATAAGGCTCACCAGTTTTGAACGCAATACCGGCCGCATGGAATGCATCCGCGATGGACATCATTTCACCCACGATGTACGCAGTGGCTTCGCCCATACGGATTGCCTCGTCATTATTCGGTAACCCGAACCGCAACATGGACGCGAGTTGAATATCTACGGGGGCCTTAACCCACATGAGGGCGTTACCAACCGGGTTGATGATGTGGGTCTTCAGCCCAGACAGCATTGAACCAATAGCCCATTCAATCCCAGCCGCACCAATTCGAGTCATGCCGCCTGATTGCCCACGCACCGTCTTATTAATACCCAGCACGGTGTCATTCATCACAATGTGCATCGCGAGTTTCTTAGGATCAACCACCGCACCATAAAGGGCGACCATCTCATCCGCACGCTCGTCGGTTGTGTGTCTCCCCGTTGGGCCTTGCAAGGCCGTTTGATTCGCACGCAAACCACGACCTACGTTGGCTCGAAATCCCATAAACCGCGCCATCCACTGTCGATGGAAATCCCACTGAACAACCAACTCGTGGAAATCTTGTGTGGTCCCCTTACCCAAGTGAACCTTAGTGGCTAGATCCTTCAACGTAACCGCTGACGCTTCGAGAATACCCTTCGACGCGACCATGATCGAGTCGATGTGTTCTGGATTAATATTTTCCCTGTCCAAGAAACTGCGAATAAACTTCTCATCCACACCGAGTTGTTGAGCAAACCGCCTCACCGACTCATCTGGGCGCACTCCTCCACGAGCCGCGTCTATCGATGCACGATGAGCCTCTGCCAAATTCGCTTGCACCGCTTTGGCATCATCGTCAGTGTTCATGTTTTTGAAGTTGACCTGATACGACCTATTGCCAATTTTTACCAGACCATGTGTATCAACTAATTCCGTATCAACAAGAACCTTGGCATCCCTTTGTGCCTGTTCCTCAATCGCCGCTTTGGTCCCCGTGATTGGATTAACTCGGGGAGGTTCTACCGGAGCATCTACTACTTCTAATGTCGCCCCTGGATGGAAAGGTTTCGGCCGAACCGTAGGCGTTAGTGGATTGGCTTTTTTGGTGAGGTGCTTGAGGAGTGGCCGGCTAAGACCCTTCAGGACTCCCGCAACCATCGCTTCTTTATCACCTGAGAACACCGACTCCGGTGGAGCATCTACCCCCTCTAACGAAGAAGCCCCAGGTTGAACTGGGGCTTCGGTCGGTATGGTTTCTGTCTCTGCGCCAGGCGGCGCAATAGCAGAAGCCAGGTCCGGTGGTGCATCGAGTGCAGTGCTTAATTGTTCTTCAATAGCCATTAGAAACCCTCATCAGGCGGAGAGCCTGACAATTGTCCAGGTGAAAGAGTTTCAGAAGAAGTAGGAATTACTTCTTCGGGCGTTGGGGGTGCTTTTCCGCCTTGGGTTTTTCCGCCTTCGGAGCGGTAACGCTCGACGAGCGATTCGAATTCCTTCCGCCAATTATCGGCCCGATAGAGTAAATCGGGTCCCCCGAGGGAAGCAATCCTAGATCCGTAATCTTCATTTTCTTGGCTTATCAGTTTTCCGTTGTTGTAGGAGTAACCAATCTCTCCCTTGGAATCGACATCATATGACTTAAACGCATGTCGAATTTTATCCGCAAACTCATCATTTGACAATCCCGAGAAGGGGTTCCCGTCATCATCCTTGAAGTTGATAAAGGTGTAGTTAACTTTTCCATCCGTCTGCACAAACCGTGAGAATTCAGTGCCAGGCATCTGGTCAGAGACATGCTTGTAGAGTCCTTCGGTAAACTCTGTTGTAGCAATAGTGGGATCAACTCTCAATGAATAACCGAAGTTAACCTCTGGAGAGTCTGCATTCTTGGATAAGGCATCATCAAACCTGAACCAGGGCACGGCATCTTGCTGATAAATATGCCCCATCGTAGCGGCATACAATTCCGCTATGTCTGTGTCATATCCACCCTTGGTTCCCCCGAATCGCGGTAGAACAATCGAGGTCTCGGTGTTGGGGCTAATGACCCCTTCCCAAGACCCAGAGGATGTAATGTGTCTGAATAAGGGATGCTGAAGAATTTCCTCTAGAATGACATCGCGACCATTCTCATCGTGAACAATGGCCCTGGCTTCTTCGGTAAACTGAATCTTTCGTTCTGGTGATAGGTTCGCAAATTCTTTATAGATGGGTGAGTTTGCCTCCCACAGAACATGTGCAGTGGCCTTTCCTATTGTCGTAGTGAAATCCGTATATTCTGGTTTCGCTTTACCTTGGGCGACCTCAGATTTAACACGCTGATGGGCCCATAATGCCGCTTGCATTTGTCTTGGCCGCAGGTCTGTTCCGTTGGCCTCGTTGTAACGATTAGTGAGATCCACGATTGCGGTTTGCGCGTAAGCGTATTGGTTAGGTCCTGGTTGTGCTGTTTTGTATCCCAACAATTTCAACATGTGGCGATCAATCGTGACAGCATCAGGATAGTCGTTACGACCAAATGCGGGATCATGCAGGTTGCGATAGAAGTTCATCACCTTATTGCCCACACCATCGAGCCTGGTATCAAACTCTGGTGCATTCAAAATAGCGTCCAACCGTCGTCCCGACACTAATGGTGTCTGCCCCGTTAACGGTGTTGCACCTTTTGCAATCTCAAAAGCGGCTTCGATTGCCGCTGATGTGTTCATTTGGACATCGCTATTCGCCGAATAGAATGCAAGCACGCGGACGACCTGTTCTTTTAATATAGGGTCTCCACGAGTCAATGCATCAATAGTTCGACCGGACGATTCGTACCAATCAATTGATCGATCAAATTGCGCGTCAGGGTGGTGAAGAAGAGGCATCATACGCCTGATCAGACCCTGCCTTGCCTGTGGTGTCTTACTCCCAGGCGCACCGGAGTAATTCACTCCCTTACGCACTAATTGCGGACCAGGCACCTTGATCTCGACCGGCAGATCCAACGGTCCAGTGGGCGGAGTGGTCTCACCACTGACATCAAAATTACTAAATGACAACTCGTCACTAACGCCCTTGGCCTTTCGATACAGCATCGACGCGGCCGGGATCGCTTGGTTGAAAGCGCCGCCCAGAACTCCACCCGCAGTAGCGGCCATACCACCACGTTTCCAGTCGTAACCCGGTTGGACCTCCATACCGAGGTCACGACCAAGTTCGCTTTTAGCAACTTGACGTTCAAGACCTTGCAACATTGCATCGTCACCAACACCAAAACCAGCACCCTCTATCACACTCAAAGCGAATCCCTGCGCGCCAAAGATCCGTTTCATATTTTGGCGGACCAACTGATTGAACCCTTCTTTAATTAATTGCCGCCCACCCCACTTCCCAGCCAAACCAACCACTGTGGCAAGACCAATAGCATTGGTTGTGTCTTGTAGGTTTGCTCGTGCAGCCCTACCAAAACCAGACCAGGTTGTATTTTTCTCCTCATACATGAGGTGGAGAAACCCAGCGGCCATTTTTGCGTGATCAGGTGCATTCTCAAATTGATCAACAAACCCTACAAGTCCAACATTTTCTTGAGAAGAGAACGGAGTGTCGGCGTTGAACCAGGCATAGTTGTTCGACATCGTATCCAAACCAAACTGAACAGCCTCGTGATCAGTGCCGGCAAAGGGCTTGCCTTGCGTATGCTCGTACCACACCTTTGATGCCATCACCCATTCAGGAGACACTCGCAACTCTTCTTCTAATACACCACGTTCCTCGGCCTGGATCTGACCAAGCATTTGAGACCATGCTTGTTCCGCGGTCGGCTTGGTGTACGGTTCAGTAACAATTGACCCCTGGGGTTTTACAGCCGGTGTATTGATGGCAGTTGCACTTGTATGGGTAAGATCGTCGGGCATCTTGGTGCCGAAAGGAGGTGTGTAAGCCATTACAGATACCCAATCTCTTTCAAGTACGCCTCATACTCTGTCATGTTCATTAATCGCCCATCGCTTGATCTTCTGAATGTCGCTCCACCACCCTTGTGTAGTTCGTGGAGTTCTCCACGCGCCGCACCGAGGTCAAATAATTCCAGTGTTCGTTCCTCGGCATTCGGGCCGCTCAGTGTGTAGTTGTCTATTGTTAGTTCATCAACTGGAGTGACCTCAGTGGGTTGACCCGTTACAACAGTTTCCGTTACAGCAATGGAATGCCCCCCAGAAACCGTGGGGCGATTCGCTAAGTCGGGACCATGGTCCATAAGAAACACATCCCAGTTCATTACAGCCGGGGCCTCAGTAACGCCTACGCGTTCAGTTTCTGAAAAGGACGCGCCCCAATACTCATACATCGCAATAATCGACGCGCGGCCTGGATAGTCCGCCGGCAGTGTTGCGGCGACTCGTGCAGTGATTGGTGTGCCATCGGCAGTCCTGTTATCCGTTGCCCATCGGTAAGCATGAATTTGATTCTCTGGAGTTACCGCGATTCCTGATGAATCACTAACCGCTGTTGCTGTGACTCCACCATTCGCACCTGTACCTGTATCATTGTCAGTGGTAGATGCCTCATTGGCATCCGTTACATCCGCTGGAGTCCTTTTATCTTTAGACTCCAACCACTCTCGCCGCATTTCTTTGACGATGCCCCATGCTAGTTTCCCTTGTTCGCGGGGATCAGTGCTTTCATCTTGAATCCGTGCTTCCAAACGAACACGGGCTTCCAAATATTTTGCTTTGGCTTTTTGTGCCTGTGTTGCCATCCCTGGCATAGAGAAGGTGAAAGTTTCTGTATCGACACCATGAATCATCTTCAAGGTGTCCATCGCCGTTTTACCATCACCCTTGTCGTACCACTGATCAACCTTGTTGTCGAATCCATCACGCCGCCGTAACGCCCAGTTAAGATCATCTCTAGTTAAGAGGTGGGCACTATCTAGTATGGTCTTGAAATCCCATGTCTCAATGTTTTCTAGGATCGCCAGTTTTAATGCTGTGTTCGATTCGGTAGGACCTTCCAGTGCGGCTTTGCGAAGTCCTAACGCTGTTTTTAATTGTGTTGCATCCCACCCAGCATCATTTGCCTTTTTAGTGATCTTGTCTGTAGTCCAGGTTTCTGTGTTTTGATAGATTGCTATAGCCGTGTTATTAAAATCTTTCGTAACACCTTCCTCAACTTCATCCGTAATCTTTTTCTCGGCGGCATCAAGAAGGTCAAATAACGTATCGCGTTCTGCTTTTCCCAGATACTGCGCGTTCTTATGGGGAATAAATGTTCGCTCGTCATAACGCTTCCCATCTTCCGATAGATGATCCTGGTAATAAATGTTTCCTTCAGTATCCGTGTGAGCCGTTGCGTCGTGTCCACCCATCATTAAACGCATACGTATCGCATCAACGCTCCTCTCGTCTTGTTCATTCAATGCGGGTTTGTTTGCAATCTTTAGAATCTCGACTCGATTCTTTTCAAACACTATCGCGGTGATGCGATCATTAACTTTTTTATTTAATTCTGTTGGTGTCCAGATTAGTTTCATATGCGGCATCGCCGCGGTTTCGAGTACCTTCTCAACTGTCGCCGCATCCTGAAACTGTTGGAACGATTTCCCCTGCAAGTACATGACATGTTTCTTGCGTGCATATTCGCCAGCCTGTTTCTGTAATGAAACAACCGTGGCAACTGAATTCTGCAAAAACTGTGCGCGTGCTTTGGGATCTTTAATCGTCTTAGCCCAACGATCGCGTTGCTGTAACAAACCTTTGTGCAATGTGGCTTGCATCTGAACGTGTGTAGGATCGTCGTCCGTAACCAGTTGGCCACCGCTATACGTTTGTTTGGGCCGCGTGAGCCCCTGATCTTTTAAGATGGACAGTTGTCCATGCGCCTCAAGTTGAAAAGAATTCCAGGCAGTTGTGTACTGACTCGATGCATCCGCCGCATCAAAGGTCTTACCCAACTCAATCATTCCCGCCGCAAAGGCTTGACCGATTTTTCCCTTTGCCATTTCAACATTGGCAACCGCCGAGGGATCAGTGTAAGGAACATACTTCAACATATACTTAGAAGGATCCCGCAACACTGCTGTTCGCATTGGCGGTGCCGCACGAGTCACAGCCTGTGTGCGAGGCATCTCTGCCGAGACTGTATTCTTGTCTAAGTAACCCCGAGGAATTTTGTAACTCATCAGATCGGTCCGCCTATTGGGCCAGTGGTTATGGCAAAGGACGGTGTTATCGTTTTAGGCGTAAATATGCTCATGGCCGGCATATTTAAACCACCCCCCTGGTACGCTGAGTTCAATCCACCCATGATCCCGCTAACCAGCGAGGCAGTGCCCTGTGCACGCGCCTGGGCGGCGATCAACTGACCACCGCGGCGCAGACTTGCGGCATTCGCTTCCGAATCGTTCAGCATCATTTGTGCCTGACTCGCAGACTGTTCACGCATCACACTTGCCTGTAGTGCGGCAACTTGTTGCATTACCTTCGCTTTCAAATCGGCATCCAGCCAGGTGGCTTGCGCCTTGCGTTTGCCCATCGTGGTTAAAATATTCATGCGTTTCGCAGCATACATAGTTAGATACATACGCTCACGAAATCCCTCGGTCTGCGACTGCACCATGACTTCGAGTGGTGAACCTGCCAGACGCACACCGGACTGCCCTGTCGCCGCTCGTTGCTGCGACAGCATTTGTTCCTCTTGCCCCTTGTGGCGACGAATCAACTCAAGGTTTTCAGTCGCCGTCAGATCTAAGTTCATCGATGTCGCTTCGATATGCGCCATCGCATTGAACTCACCAACCTGTCGAATTGACGCGGCATTAAGGTTAGCGGTCTTAACTACAGCATCCGCATTCATTCCGCCGATGCGTCTAATTTCGTTTACATTTAACTTTGTGATCCGTTCGAGATCGTCCGCATTCTCATTCCCTATCTCAATCGCTTTTCGAGCCGCTTTGTTCGAGGCGGACTTTGCCATCATCCCGCCAATAACCGCACCAGCAATTTGCCAAACCATACTGTTATCCCGCGTTAACGCTGAGTGTTCCAAAGATCGCCAGAACGTGTGTCGGACCTGGCAGGTCTTGCGTAACCGTGACTAGACCTTCAAGGTCGTAGCCAATGTTTTGGATCTTCACATCACCGGTTGTTTTTGGTTCCGGTGTACCCATCGTTGTAGATGGATGCCGAACAGGCGGCAAGATGGAATTGATCCTCGGAAATAATGAATCATGTAGGCGTACATAAATTTCGTTCCATCGTTTGCGCCTTCCCTGGGCAGTGCCGGCAGGGTTCCCATCCTCAACTGGTAACGTGACAAGAGTAGAGGTGTACTTCAAACCAATGCTTGCAGATGTAATAGCACTGCCTAGAGTGATCGCTCCTGACGAAACCACCGCATCAGGATAAACAGCGTTATCACCTAGAATAGAAACGGTCTTGCCTTCGAGGTGACCAAGACCTGAGATAGATGTGATCGCCGAGCCAGAATACGTTAAACCGGAATCAACATTAATGTCTGGGTCGAGGTATTCGACATAGCGTTTAGTGACACCACCAATAGTCCGCTTTGCAATAACCCACACCTGGTCGGTTGTATTTTTCGGAATCGAAGCAACACTCTCAATCGTTCCATCAGTTGTGTGTTTGTGCCAGGCAACTATCTTTCTTTGCTTGTCATAAGTCATACCAATCATCACGCCGTCGTCGCGTACAACCCAGAGAATTGTATCGGGCACCGATTGATATGCTGTTTCTTTAATTCCTGCCTGTGTGATGTGTTCCGCCAGGAAGGTTAGATCCTCAGATTCGTAGATGTCTTGATTGAATGCATATTCATAAGAACGAATCTTGGTGCCAGTGCCATCTACGAAAAGGGTCTGGTAACCAACATGCCGTGGTTGAATGTTTTTACCACCGTATGATGTTTGACGAGTAACCTTTACGTTGGATGGCGTAAGTGCCGAACCACCACCAGAGACTTTGAATTCACCACCAGCCGTGCCAACCAATAGCACCTCGGTCGATGACATCCACTGCACCTGGTTAACACGGTAGGATGCTATTTGATATTCCAGTGCGTCAGCATCATTCACGCCGGTAGTAAAATCTTCAAATGCATCGGTTTTTGAACCAAAGATGCTCTGAGGTTTAGCCGTTGTACCACCCACCCACAACCGCTGTTGATGGAAAGTGATTGATCGCGGATAACCGTCACTTGCGTTCCACTTCGGTGCGGTGAAGGTTGGCGCGGCCAACGCCCAGGATGTGTTCCCTGTCCTGGTCAACTTTTGCGGTGCTACTGATGGGTGAACGAAATACATCACATCCGCCGATTGCGCGACCTGGAGTTCACCCAACTGTGCCGATGTCCACGGTGAAACAATCTCATATGCCGTTGCTGTCGCTAATACAGCGGTTGCTGCCGCGCTCGTACCAGGACCACCAAACGTAATTGTTGGTGCCGTCACATAGCCTGTACCCGCATTCGTCACTGATACGGCAGTCACGGCACCAGCAGAAATAGTCGCGGTGCCTGTCGCAGTCGTACCACTAGGCGGCGCACTAAAAGTTACAGTCGGTGCCGACGAGTAGCCAGAACCACCCGCAGTTACTGAAACTGAGGCAACGATTGAAACACTAATCTGACCATTGCCCGTGTAAAACCGCATGTACAAATTACCCAATTCAAGAATGTAGGATTGGGACCGATTAAATTCAAAACGAATTAATCGCGTTACGTTTGCAGATGTTTTTACCTCCGAAACAAAATGAGTACCTGATCTACGCTGTGCGCCACCGTGCGCTTTGATAATAAAATTTTCACAGGTCTTCACACCGGATTGATAACGCTCCGTGTCTACACGGCCGTGTAGAAATGGAGACAGCTCACCCGACGAAAAGTTGGTGAAGATTGCGTTAGAGCGCGCCATCTACCACCAAGCCCTCCCGAATCGCATACCACTGGTGTCGCCTGTATTACGTACATGCTCCAATCGAGTATTGACCCAGTAGTCCCTACTCGACTCGACATTATCGACACCTTTAGCCTCGTCTAGTTTTGACATGTACAGCGTCCACATTTGCTGTTGCAGTCCATTCGACTGAACCAACGAGTAGCAACCATCCGCCGCCAGGCGCGCAGAGATAACCGCTGCCAGGAGTGGATCTAAATCACCCACATCATCCGGTCGGCCGATGTAACGAATCTTGCAGGTGTCTGCATTCGTTAAAAGGAACCGACCTTCAACCTTCCACTGATCCGTGGATGAGGTCTCATTCATCTCCATCACACGGAGACAATATGGATCGGTCGGTAAAGCAAACTGATTGTCATAACCGAACGCTGGTGTCGTGGTTGACTTAGCCAGTTGCGCTCGATTCATTAAAGAATTCCACGGGAACGAACGCATTACCGAATCGCGCACACCTTCCCAGATCTGATTCATCACCGCGGCTTCAGTTGACGTATCAGCCAACGAAGTAATGCGGTCTGCGCCAAGATGGGTGAGCCCATCATTGATGATCGATATTTTTGAAAATGCCATTCCGTTTTCCCAAAAGGATCAGGGGCCCCGAAGGGCCCCATCACCAAGATGATTACAACTTAGGCTTCGTGAGCCCCAACTTCGACGAATCTTTCTTCCTCGACGCGTGTGGCTTGCATACTGAAAGCCTGGTAAACCTGCCAACCGTATGACTTGTCAGGCCGCTCATCAATCTTCGTCATCATGTCCTTACCAATGGCAAGACCAAGACCACGTTTTTGAAAAGCCATGCAGAAGCGTTTGCTAGAAGCAATTGCTAGACGCTCAGACCGGACGAATTTAAATCCCAAAAATGAATTTATTTCGCCGGCGACAAGAGCCTTGACCGCTGCATAATCACTTGAGGTGACCTGAGTCACGCCGAGCAAGTCTTCAAGTTGCCTTGAACCGAGAACAAAATAACGGTCTTCGGCTTCAACTTCAGCGGCATCCAACAACCGCTTCGCTTGAAGGATCTTCGCCAGGGTCATACCCGCAGTACCCGCCTCAACAATCTTCTGACCGGCTGGAAGTGCAACGTTTGCTCCAGCACCGTCTACGGCATTGCCACGTGCAGCGGCAATAATCAGATCGTCGATCGCTCGACCCATTGCCCAACCACCAGCCTCTGTGTAGGGGCCTTTGGGATCAACAAGCATACGGACATCATCTGTCCAGTCGTGCATTGTCGCCCAGTGGTAGTCAACCAATGTGACTGTACGTCTTGAGTGAACCACCTCGACATTCGGAGTGTCCGCGTATCGAGTCGTTTTTGCTACTGCCGCAGTGCTTCCCAACCTTTCAAAATGCGTCTTTTCGGCATTGGTGGATTTATTCCACACCAGATTCTTTAACGCACTTCCTTTCTGTTGGGCCAGTTGCATAACGGCATCTTGGTATTGCTGTGCATACCATTGTCCGCCTGTATAGGCCATGAGGGTGTCCTCTTAAATTGAAAATAAAAAACCGGCTTTCGCCGGCACTCTGTTTCCAACGGGCTACCCTCTCGGACCCATCTGCGTTTACGCTCGTCAGCGACGACCTACCTGGCCGTGTCGTGCTGGACCTCTCGGCTAACCAGCCTGATTGAACCGTGTCGCGAATGCGTCCGGTTCACCATCGGTTGGATAAGCAGCCTGGTAGAGCGTACTCATCCGTTGAACTTCTTGATCATGTGATGGATGCGTGTTGTCATTGTACGGATGCTTCGCATTACCCAGCACATCGGAAATCTTTTCTAACGCCTCTGTTGGTGTCATCGTGAATGATCGTTGTCCACCTTCACCCATAGGACCTACCTCAGTTAAGTTGGCACCAACGCCGGCGAATGCTTTGATTAAGGCTGGGCTGTTACCCATGCCACTCTCGTCCAGTTCCTGAATCAGAGCATCACCACCATAAGTTCGAAGCGCGTTACGAGCATCTGTGATTTTGTTGTCGTAAGCGTCACCCCATTCTGTTCTCAACAACCCCACCGCTTCCTCGCGCTGTTGGGTGTACTGTTCATCAACTTGATTGTTGCCAGAACGCATCCAATCCATCATAGCGGTCGCCTGGGAATTACTTAACCCCACTTTGTGGAATTGCTCAAGAATAGCGGAGTCAGTATCAGGGTCCGATGACTCACCGACCTTGTAACCATCCGCGGCTTCGGGTCGTCCCATGCTGTTGTAAAACGCCATCCACTCTTCTTCTGACGATGCGTCGGTTGGCACCTGGGCGATACCAGGCACTTGGGTTAACTTACCCTTGAAGTCAGACCAAACATCAGCGTCGGCATCCTCGCCAGGAATACGCACACTGCGTCCTATAAATGACTGGGCATCGTTGTACGCCTTTGCGAGTGTCGCAACATCCGGTATGTCTTTAAGTGATCCGACTTCGCGCAGGTCTTCCGGTAAGGATTCGCGCCAGGTGCCAGTGGCAGTCGGTTCAACTACTGGTGCTGTTGCTTCGGTAGTGGGTTCGTCAGTTAGTTCTGTGGCCATCGTTGCTCCTTAGTTGTCCTTTTTGTGTAGGACCAAGGTGATTAAAAAATTGGCGACATCGCGTTGTCCTTCACGAAACGCCGTTTCGTATGGATCCCCAGGAACATGACTGGTCCTAAAGACATACATCTCCGATAATGCTGACAAAACATCCTCACCCTCCGGCGAGGACATTAACTTCTCCCACTTCTTTTCAAATCCTGAATCCATTAAGCGGCTTGCCCCATCGCCGCTGCGACCGCGGCCATCTGATCGTCACCGGCTTCGCCGCCAGTCTTCGCTACCTGCGCGGCCTGGTTGGCTTGCTCGATGCCCTGCTGTTGCATCTGCGCTTGCATCATCGCTTGCTGTTGCGCCTGACGCTCTGCTTTCATCTGCTGCACTTCTTCTTCCGATCGGATCGCCTCTGCTGGGACGCCTATGCGTTTAGCCAACAGCCGGCCGATGGAATCAAAGTCAATGACATCGAGAACGTCCTGATTAATCTGCGCCATCGTGCCCAACTGCTGGAACCAACGCTCGATCGCGTAGACCTCTTCCATGCGCTGTGCACGGGCTAATGGTGATACATATTCAACATCGAGATTGGCTTCGCCCTCACTAACAATCGACGGTGGTTCAATAAACTCGCCAGCGCGAAACATGGTCATAAACACACGCTTAACCAGCGGATTCAGAAACTCAGACTGAAGCCGACCAACCACCGGACCCAGAATCTGTTGCATCAATTCCATTCGAGCCCGAACTTCTGTGGCTGTCATGTTGGGACCGTCGTGCAACTGCAACTGATCATTGAAG